CCAGTCGTTGCACCTGAACCACCGCCAGCACCAGAATAGAGCGTACCGGAAGTCTCTCCAAATTCTCGCGTCGTGGTACCTTGACCGGCGCCGCCAGCACTTGCACCGCTCGCTCCTGCTGCGCCGTTTGACCCGCCAGCATACCCATCAGTCTGGAATCCGGTACCTCCGCCGCCAGACCCTCCGTTTCCGCCGGTAGTCCTTGAACTTCCGCCATAGCCACCCGACGCGCTATACGAAAACGCAGAAGAACTGCCTCCGTTGCTTCCGGCAGAATTTGTTCCATGCGCCCCGCCACTTCCTATAACAATAGAATAGGCAGTCCCCGAAGAAAGACTAACGGCAAGATGCGTGGCAGTATATCCGCTTCCTCCGCCTCCGCCACCATTGTTATTTGAGTCGTTGACGTTTCCGCCGCCAGCTCCGCCACCGACGAGGAAAACGTCGATCGTCAATTTTTTCTTCGGCGTAAATACCCCGCTGGAGAGAAACTTGATCCGGAAATCGCCGCTCCCGTCGTCGACCCAAGAATAATTGCCGGTGTACGTGAAATCGTCGGATTTGAACCCTGTCGGGAATGTCAAACAGGGCACCCAGTTTCTGATCATGCTAAATACCCCCACAACGACCATTCGTCAGCTGCTTCCTTTTTCAGCAGCACCGTTACATACCGTTCGGCAATCCCACGCGCCTCGCCCATCGAGTGCAGCGTAACGCCGGACGCACCCGCAATCGTTACCGCTCCGCTTCCATATCTGGTCACAAGAATTTCCGTCCCAACCGGAAAAACAACCGCCGCGTTCGTCGGGATCGTCAGCGTTGCCACCCCCGTGTTGGTGAACTTGACGCGCCGCCCCGCGTCCGCGAGGACTAGCGTATAACTGCCGGTTTTCACAACGGTTTCGACGCTCGCCTGTTCCGGCAGCACCTTAGCGCTCGTATTGAGTCCGGCCGCGCCGATATTCGCCTGCGCCTGCGCTTTCTGCGCGCTGGAAAGCGTCTGCGCGCCGGAAAAGCCGACCGCGCCCATGTTCGCCTGTGCCTGCGCTTTCTGCGCGTCGGTCAGCGTCTGCGCGCCGCCGTAATACACGAACTTCGTGGGATCGTCCCCGCCCGGCTCGTGCGTTGCGGCATGGTCGATCACCGCCTCGCCCTGCATGTCGCTGACGAGCTGCTGCGCCTGCGCCAGCACTTCGTTGAGCTGCGCGGTGGCCATGGAGGTATCGACTTCGACCGTTTCGGTCACGACCCCGCAGACCGAGGCGTCGAGCCGTTCGTCCGTAATCATTGCGGCCGTGACCGCCAGCGTACCCGCGGCGACGCTGACCCGTGCAAGCGAAATCTGCCGCAGCGACGCGTCGTTCGTCAGCGCCGGCGCCGCAGGAGAAACCGCATTCGTGCCTTTGAGCACCTTGATCTCCGGCTTTTGCGCATAGTTCGGCGTGGACCATTCAACGATGATCCGGTCGATCCGGCTTAAAGTGCCGTCCGCCGTGTCGAGGTTCAAATTAAGCGGCTGCGCCGTCTGTGCCTGCGTGTCGTTCCACCAGACGATTCCGTTGCCGTTTGCATCCGTCATCCATCCGATCCCGTCGGAAACCGTTACGGCCATCTGCCCGTCGACGGCGGCGACCGCCGCGTTCCCTTCCGCGCCGAATACGCCGCGCGTCCTGCCGTGATGCCATTTCATCGGATATTCCGCGCCGATGAACTCGTCCGCATTATTGGGGTAACTCTTTATTTCTGCCATAATTTCAGTTCTCCTATCACGTCAAGTGCCGGTTCCCCGAGCACAAGTTCCGTCGTTTCTCCGTTCATGTCCATGCGCCGTTTCACGCCCTTGATCCGGGCGGTGAACATCATCCCGTATTTACGGGACGCACACTTCACAACGTCGCCGAGCGAGTAGGCGTTGCCGAGCTCCGACGCGTCGATCAGCACCGAAAAACTCGACCTCCGCACATGCTTGGCGAGCTCCTCCGCGCCGCACTGGGCAAGCCTGGCCCGGTACGCCGCGAGCGTTTCCCCGCTCTGCTGGGAAACGCCGCCCGCCTCCGCCCACATTTCATAGCGGTCGCCGCCCGTCGCCGTCCCGACAATCTCCACGACCTCCGCATCGTCGAATTTGCCGATTACGTAGCAAACGTTTTTAAAAACGCTCGCGTCGTCGCCGATCTTCAGGTTGCTCGCCGTGCCCATCTCGTCGGAGAACACGACCGCGTGTATGCCGTCCGTCAGGTCGGTGCCTTTGTAGATTTCGAACACGTGCGTCAGCGTGTCTGCGTCCCACGTCATGCGGTGTCCGAGCTCGGCGGCGTCCAGAAGCGGAGTCGCCTCGTCGAGCAGTTCGCCGCCGTACAGTACGGAAGCCGCCGTCTCCGTCAGTCCCTTTACGCCTGCAAGCGCAACGTGCGGCAGTTCCCGCAGGTTCGCCGCAATCCCGGCGTATAAATCCGTCTCAATCGTCTGAATCGCCGCGGGCGCGGCGAACACGCGCTGATTGAGCAGCGTGTCCGTCGTATACCCGTTTGCGGTGATTCGGTTCTGCGAAGAATCGATCGTAACACTGCGGACGATCATGGCCGTGCCCGTGTCGGTCCTGAGCAGCACCGCGCCTTCCTTGACGATTGCGATGTTGTAGTCCGACACCGAAACGACGAGCGTCAGCTTGCCGGTTTCGTTGTAGTATTCGTCGGTCTGCAGGCTGATTGCGTGCGAAATTTCGTGCCGGTTCGACAGGTCGGGCGTATAGAGTTCCAGGCTCATAGCGCAATCCCCACGATCTCGGTCGAAAAGTCGATGCTGATCTCCATCTGTCCGCCGCCGCTTTCCGCTTCCGGTTTGAGCAGGTTGTCGCCGACCGCCAGCCGGGAAAGCGTGTTATACAGATCGAGCGCGCCGCGGACGTCCCCGTCGATCGTCGAGGTCGCCGTGGTGCCGTTATGCCCAATCGAAACGACGACGCGTTCGCCCGGCTGCAGCGCCTTTTTCAGCAGCAGGTATTCGCCCGTGATCGCATTGGTAATCCGCGGGTTGACCACCTCGCCCTTCGCCGCGAACGTCGCCTGAAACGGCACGGGCACCTGGCCTGTGTTCTGCACGTTGATAAACACCGTTTCCATGCTCTCGGCAAACTTCCACGTTTGTGAAATGTTCCAGGGGAACTTAAATTTATACAGCTGGCCGCTGAGCACCGTGGTGGTGCTCGCGTCCTTCTGCCAGTACGGGTATGGCGCAATCAGCTCAAACTGAAACGGCGCGAACGAGCTGTCCGCGCCGATCGCAGGGGTCGCCGTCGGCCTGCAGTCGATGTAGTAATCGTCCGCGTACAGCCGCCCGGAGAGGTCCGGGCGCACTACGCTGAGCAGCTTGTCCTTCTTGCTTCCGCTCTCGCCATAGATGCGCCCGTTCAGCGTCACGGGCCGCGGCTGGATGTTGACCGAGTCGACCGTCGCGCCGACCTGGCCGATGCCCTGCGACTGCGAGATGGAAACCGTCAGCGTGTCGATGCCGTCCGGCTTCGTGAGCAGCCATCCGTTTGCGAGCGTAAACGCAATTTCCCCGCCGTTTTCGTTGACATAGCGAAATACCGTCTTCATATAGCCCATCAGGTCCACCTCGCTTGTTCAAAGTATGCCGCCGTCGCCGCGGCGAGTTCCACGGGCGTCTGCGGCACGGACGCGATGTTCTGCACGATCTGCACGCCGCCCGCCACGGCCGGCGTACCGCCGCCGTAACTGATCGCCGCGGAAAAACCGCCGGTTACAAGATTGTCCGCCTCGCTGATCGCCTGTTTGACCGCTTCCAGATTGTTTTCAATCCCCGCGGCAAGGCCGAGAGCGACAAATTTCCCGATCTGGTCGCGCATAACACGGGATGGGCTTTTTATGCCGAGTAAGTCCTTGAAAAACCGAATCAAATTTCCGACCCATGTCCTGACCTGCGTTTTGACCCAGTTGAACTTGTCGTTAATCCCTTCCCAAATCCCGATCGCCAGATTCTGCCCTGCGGTAAAGAACTCGTTCGCCATATCTTTGATCGGCTGCACAATGTTGTCGCTGACCCAGCCGGCCACGCTCGTATACAGGCTGGCGAGCATATTGGCGATCCCTTGTCCCAGCATGGTGATCAGCTGTCC